GCCTGGTAGAATGTTGCCAAAGCTTGGATTCGGGATTCGTAAGTTGACTAAGGAACAATATAGAGGCTACATGAAGGGTATATGGCAGGATGGACACTTCGTCCCTGGAGTAAAGGAGTACACAGAAAAGTATGACTTGAAGGGAGTCGATACATACCTGGTGAACCCATATACTACCCATTGTACCCATGTTCACAAAATCACTTCGGAAACCATAGCTTTTTTTGAAGAGCGGTACGGCACTAGTTGTGAGTCATTCCTTCAGGGCATAAACAACATAAGTCTATCTGATCCTAATTTCAGTAGCGGTGATTTTATGTCTGACCTAATCAGAGTAGATGGCTAGCGTATTAGTCATCGCGGGTGAGTAAAAACATTCATATTTGTGACGTCAAACATTCTTATTTGTTACATTTCCTACTACATTTTTACATAACTATATCATGTCTACAGCTATTGTCCCTTATCAAGCTCAAGCTAGTTTTCTTCCTCTCGCAGTCAGGGGAGTTGTTGCTGGTGCTACAACTCTCCAACAAGCTGCCAATGCCATTTCTAATACGCGTTGGTTTCTTAGTAAAACTAAGGGGGCTCGCAAATCAATTATGAACTCGGTACGTTCAATGTACAGCGGCAACAATTCAATGGGAGCGCCACAGGCAGCACCTGTTGCTATTAACCGCCGTATAAGAGGTGCCCGAGCTCAGATGCGAGCTTCAGCCAATGTAAACGGGGGACTCACTATTCAACACAGGGAGTACCTTGGTGAAATAGCCGGTAGTACTACATTCGCAGTTTCGTCGTATGAGATAAATCCTGGCTTATCAACAGCATTCCCTTGGCTTTCTTCGATTGCTCCATCTTTCGAAAAGTATAAGGTCACCCGAATGTCTTATGAATATGTCAATATCGCCGCTACTAGTGAAAGAGGTCGTGTCACTATGGCCTTTGATTATGATGTTTTGGATGATAACCCTACTTCTAAAGTTGAACTTTTTCAGTACGCAGGTGCTTCCGAAGGTGCTGTCTGGTCCTCTCTCAATCTCCCGGTGAAGAATATTCCTGAGAAATTTACCAGGGTTGGAACAGTTAGCTCTTCTGATAAAAAGACCTACGATGCCGGTAAGTTACTTGTGGGAGTTAGTAATACAGCATCCACTTCAATTGTAGGCGAGATTTTCGTAAACTATACTATTGAGCTCAACACACCACAACCAGCTACTTGTCCATCTAAGGATCTACAAATTGCTGGGGTCACTGACAAAAATGCAATCTTTTCCAATGGGACTGGTAACTACACTATCACGGGCGACCTTAATGTTGTCCGTGTTAACAATGGTCTTGAGTTTCCCTTGCCAGGAGTGTACCAGGTTAGTGTTAATATCCTTGACTCTTCAACAGGTCCTGGTTCCTTTAACACTGGTGCATCTTCAGTCAGTATCCTACAAGAATACCAAACTGGGGGCTCCACTAGTCAACAGGGTATGTGGTTTATTCGTGCCACAGCTCCCAATCAACTTTTTGCCCCTGTTTCTTCAGGAACCATCACATTGGCAGAGACTAACTGTTTTGTCTCCAAGTCATCTTATATAGCTCCATAGAACGACATTGTATTTTTGCATATAGTAAATAACAAAACCAAATAAAAATTGTAAAACATAAAATCTATAAAAATTAGAAAAATCCAAATAAACCACCCGAGGGT